AGACCAAGGGGATATTTGATTCTGAAGATAGAAATAAGCATATACAAGTACGATCTCAGCACCCTGAGTTAGACATTAGGTTTGTGTTTAGTAACGCTAAGGGTAAGCTATATAAAGGCTCTAAGACTACTTATGGGTCTTGGTGTGAAAAGAATAATTTCTTATATTCCAATAGGTTAATACCTAGTTCTTGGTTGACAGAGAAGGGAAGATGTGTTATGCAAGAGGTCATACAACTAAAGACACAAAGGAGAAGTTCATGACTTATGATGTAGGTGTTGAAGATATTGCTTTATTAATAAGACCTCTAGGTAATGGGCGCATTGAAACGTGTATATACAAAGACCCTGATAACATTCTTGATGAAGAAGAATTAGAAACAGCTTTTCATATTGCAGTTAGTATGAGTGCTTTTTTTGAGTTGCTTGCAGATGACGATGATTCTGATATTATAACTGAGCTACTAAAGAGTAGGTTAGAGAAGAAGATGAAAGAGATTCTTGATACTGAGACAGATGAAGACACAGATAAAGTCGAAGACTTATACACCGCTGAAGGTAATGTAATACGTATAAATAAGTTTACTAAAACAGAAGGGACTTGTTAGGTATGAATGATATTATGGTAGATCATCCACCGCACTACAACTCAGCCTCTATTGAATGTATAGATGCAATGAGAGCTATGTCACTGGGTTCATACGTTGAACCTCATGATGCTTATTGTTGGCAAAATGCTTTCAAGTATCTATGGCGTTGGCCCTATAAAAATGGCGTAGAAGATTTGAAGAAGGCTCGTTGGTATATAGACCGACTTATTGAGGAGTTAGAATCTGATGGCGAGTAAAAAGTTTAGGGCTACTTTTGTACTTGATGTAGATGAAGAAAATAATATATTGTCATCTCATGATATTTATCACAACGAAGACATTAAAGATTTAATTGAAAAACTAGTCTTTGATATAGATGATGTAAAAGTCTGCTGTATAAACATAAGGGAACACGAATGATTACTAAAGTCGATATAGACGCATTCAAAGTTTACAATCAGACTCCTCTGGAAATGGTTAGAGACTTTGCAAGTGCAATGGGCCACCCCTTAGATGACAAATATGACCAAAATACTAAACTTAAAAAGCTTCGTCGCACTCTTATAGAAGAAGAGTACAACGAGTTATGGGATGCGGATTTACCTGTAGATATTTTAAAAGAGATGGCTGATCTTGTATACGTTATCTTTGGTCAGGCTGCTTCATTTGGCTGGGACTTGGATGAGGCTTTAAGGCGTGTACATGAGTCTAACATGTCTAAACTAGATAACCAAGGTAATCCATTTAAGCGTCCTGATGGAAAAGTACTAAAGGGACAAAATTACAAGAAGCCTGATTTAACAAATCTTGTATAGAGGAATAGATATGCAAAATAATTACCTACCAACAGACTACCAGATTTTCATTGCTACCAGCAGGTACGCACGTTGGCTTGACAAGGAGCTTAGACGGGAGACATGGGGGGAGACAGTTGCACGTTATATAGAGAACGTTATTAAACCTACTGTTAAAGATAAAAAAACTATAGACGAAATCCGTGATAGTATTCTTAACTTGGGTGTTATGCCCTCTATGAGATCACTTATGACTGCAGGTAAAGCAGCATCGCGTGACAATACCTGCATGTATAACTGTAGTTACTTACCTGTAGACGATCCTAAATCATTTGATGAAGCTATGTTTATCCTTCTCTGTGGGACGGGTGTCGGATTCAGCGTTGAGCGACAGTTCATCAGTAAGCTTCCAGATGTGCCAAAGCTCTTTGAGAGCGAGACTACTGTAGTCATCAGGGACAGTAAGGAGGGTTGGGCTAAGGGTCTTCGTCAAGTGTTGGCACTCCTGTGGGCTGGTGAAATTCCTAAGTGGGATACAAGTAAGGTTCGCCCTGCAGGGGCAAGACTTAAAACATTTGGTGGTAGAGCCTCTGGTCCTGCACCTCTAGTTGATCTGTTTAACTTTGCAATCACTACATTTAGAGGTGCTTCAGGGCGTAAGCTGTCTAGTATTGAATGTCATGACCTTATGTGTAAGATTGGTGAGGTAGTCGTGGTAGGTGGAGTTCGGCGTTCAGCTATGATCAGTTTGTCAAATTTGTCTGATGATCGTATGCGTCATGCTAAGTCAGGTAACTGGTGGGAAAATGCAGGACACCGTGCGTTAGCTAATAACTCTGTATCATATAGTGAGAAGCCTGACAGTATGGCATTCATGCGTGAGTGGACATCCTTAATGGAGAGTGGCAGTGGTGAACGAGGTATCTTTAATCGTCAAGCCAGTATAAAGCAAGCAGCTAAGAATGGTAGGCGTGATGCTAATTACGAGTTTGGGACAAATCCATGTTCGGAGATAATATTACGACCAAACGAATTTTGTAATTTATCTGAGGTAGTTATACGTGCTACAGATGGCGTAGATGACATTGCAAATAAAGTTCGTATTGCAACTATTTTAGGTACAATACAATCTAATTTTACAAACTTTCCTTACTTACGCAAGGTATGGAATACTAATACATCTGAAGAGCGTTTGCTTGGCGTATCCCTGACAGGTATAATGGACAACCCCGTGATGACAACAAGCAATAAAGGTCTTGCTGAAACATTGGAGTACTTAAAGAATGTTGCTATTACTACAAATGCTACTTGGGCTAAACGCCTTGGCATCCCTGTGTCTGCTGCTATTACATGCGTCAAGCCAAGTGGAACGGTATCACAACTGGTCAACTCCAGTTCTGGGATACATGCTCGTCACAGCCCCTATTACATTCGTACTGTACGTGCTGATAACAACGACCCCCTAACGCAGTTTATGAAAGATCAGGGAATCCCTAGCGCACCTGATATAACGAAGCCTGACGCTACAACAGTGTTTAGTTTCCCTGTAAAGTCTCCTGATGCAGCCGTACATACTGCTGATATGACTGCACTTGAGCAGCTAGAGATGTGGCTAATGTACCAAAGATTTTGGTGTGAGCATAAGCCTTCCGTAACTATAAATGTTAAGTCTGACGAATGGTTTGAAGTAGGAGCCTTTGTTTATAAAAACTTTGATGAAATGTCAGGCGTATCTTTCCTACCATTCAATGAGCATACTTATCAACAGGCCCCTTATCAAGATTGTAGCAAAACAGATTACAATACTCTACAATCTGTTATGCCTTCTAAAATTGATTGGTCTAAACTCTCAGAGTATGAGAAAGAAGACAATACATCGGGTATGCAAACTATGGCATGTACTGGAGATATCTGCGAGATGGTAGATATTACATAACAAATATGTGAGGCTTTTATGCAATTAAATTTGTTTAATAATCTACCTGCAGAGGGTGACTCTAAAGTTTGCGCTAAGTGCCAAGAGTTAAAACCTATGGCTTCTTATCGTTTATACAGGAGAGCAACAGGAGATAGAAACTCAAGAGACAGTAAATGTAAAGACTGCTCTCGACACTCTAATGAAGTAATAGCTAGGCTAAGGAAGGTAGCACCAAAGCAAACAGGAGTGTGTGAGTGTTGTGGAAAAGAACCAGAACGATTAGTGTTGGATCACTGCCACGACAAAGAGGTCTTTAGGGGTTGGTTGTGTCCTCCCTGCAATTTAGGTATAGGACTTCTAGGGGATAATATGCAAGGCATAGAGCGTGTAATAGCCTACCTACAAAAGCCTTGACAATTATACTAAGCTACTATAAAATAAAAAGCATAAACAGTAGAGGGGTGCAAGGTGAAACTAGAGGAGGAAGCTCTTAATTTCAATAAGACAAAACAGTTTGTTTTTGTTGAGAAGCTATCAGTTCTGTGTGCGGATGTGGAGAATCTTTCAATCTCTTACCTGCACCCCAGTAAAGAGCGAGATTTAATGGAGCAAAAAATACGTGAGGTAATTTTCTGGGCTAAGTATTGTGCAGATGTTCACGGTATAAAGTAAATGTTTCACGTGAAACAAAGTAAGAGGGGCGGTCATTGCGACTGCCCCTTTTTTTATGCGCCTACCCTTGAGATAGTTTCTTTTTTTGCTGCTGCTTCGTCTTCTCTAAAACGTCTAAGCAATAAAAGTTCTCTATAAGTTAAATCTGTTACGTCTTTATCTATACCCATTTCCTTAAGGTCTTTTTCTAAATCTTCTATTTTTACTTGAGAGCCTCTCTTAGTCATTTTATACAACAATCTATGACGCCTGTCGTCTGTGTTACCACTATTGTAAATTTCGCGCATAACTTTTTCATAGGAAGGTTGCCATACTTTTGTTGTGTACATTTTCTTTCTATCTTCTGTAGTTGATTCTTTCCAAAGTGGGTCAGCTAATACCCTAGCTGCAGAATCTTGGAGGTGCTTAGTTATAAGTCGATTGACTGTATTGTCTGCCTCAGGAATATCAGACTTAACGTTTGACTTCCAAGTAGGCCTACCCATATCAGAAAACAACCTATCAAGTGCTGTAGGAGCAGCCTCTGCCCTATAACCAAATATTCTACCAATAGGTACACCTCTATCACTAGTTTCACCCATTCTTTGTGCTGTGTACTTAGGCTGTAACGTTTCTGCATCCCCTAAGGTAGCAAGCGCATCAAAAATAGTATCAACATAGCGAGTAGAATTATTTATAAACTTGCTACCTATTTTACGATCTTTTTCATTATATGCATCGCCCATAGTCATAGCAGCTATTTGATTGATGGGGTCTAGAGGCCGCGAAAAGCCAGACATATAAAGAGAGCCTGTTGTTGATAGCATAGACTGCACTGTATCAAATACACCCTCTTCACCTGACGCTGCACTCATTAAAACGTTATAAATCCCGTCTGCTGTATCTCCTAGTTGGCGTGTGAGGTTTTCCGTACCAAAAGTTTTTACAATATCAGTTAACATCTCTTTTGGAGGAGGACTTCCATAGGTAATGTGTGCTGCAATGCGGCCCATAGCTTTCCAGAAGCTAAGTGGGTAATCGTACAAGCGTGTTCTTACTTGTCCAGATTCATCCCTGTCTTGATGCCACGACAGACCCTCTTCCATCAACACTCTTTCAGACTGCATGAAAGCACCTGTTGCCACCATACCTGCAGCAAACTTTGTAGTTAATTCCATAAGGTCTCGTTTGTCTTCTTTTTTAATAAAAGCTCTATGTACTAAACTCATACCTGTATGATCCGACATAAAAGCAATGGTGTTATTAAAAAATTGACCAAAAGGAATCATAGCTCCAATAAGAGGCATTTTTCTAAAGTCTTCTATTACTTTAGCTACCATCTGATCTGGTCTTCGATTTGGATTAAAGTCTCCCCCACCCATAGATTTGGAAAAAACATTACGCAGAGTATCGTCTAAAGCAACTTTTTGTATATCATAATAGTCATTACCCGCCATTAACTTCCAATGCTTAGGTTCTGTTTTGTATTGTGATAGAGGACCAGTTTCTCCAAACCTAAGCTCACCACTCTCAAGTATTTTATTACCCTTTGAGTCTAGTACATCTACAGTGTCTGTCATGAATTGCTTGTAAGTCATGTTGTATTTAATACGTATTTGTTTATCTATGTTATACATAAACTCTTGCGTTTTAGTCATAACGTCAATGGCTTTTACACCATACAAAGTTTGAAAGAAGTCAATGTACTTATCTACTGCGCCTTCTGTTTCCAAGTCGTCAATATCAATGCCTAAAGTTTTAGATACATCTTTACTGTCTACAGCCCCTGATACATATCGAAACAATTCTTTTTGTAGCTTAGGGTTTTGAGATAGAACTGCTAGGGCCTCTTGTTGTGTAGCGAGAGGATTAATAAGGTTTTTAAATTTCTCTACTTGCAGGCTAAACATATGTCTAGAAAGTTGCCCAAAATCTACTGCACCATCAGCAGTCATATCTTTATTAGCAATTTTATCTAGTACGGCTCTGCCACCATACAGTACGCCTCTAATCATATCAGAGCCTGTTTGTAAAGTACTAGCTTGAGTCCAGCCCATAAGGTTTAACGCTGAAGTTCCGGGGTGAGTAACTAAAACTCTAATAAAATTATTCTGAAACTCCTCTGTTTTACTAAGACCTTTTTCTATGTAGGTTTTTGATACGTTTTGAGGTAATTCGTTTTCGATTAATTCATTTAATAGGGCCTTGCTGTCATCACCTAATAAAACTTTACGGTCCATTACTTCTTTAGCACCCTTAGCCAACTGACCAAAAATGCCTAGAGTCCTACCTGCATTACTGGAAGTCTCTCCAAGTATGTTCATCCCATCTTCTAGAGTTTTAGCTCTCGCGTGGGCTGGGTCTAATTTTTTAAGAGTATTCTTGTATAGCTTTTCAATCTCTTTTCTAGGGCCATTCTTTCGGCCTGTTTTTGGGAGCATCTTTATGGTGTCGGTAATAAAATCACTAAGGTGCTTATACGCCTTATCTTCAAATTGTAACTCTAAGCCATACTTTTCAAATATCTGAAGCATACCGTCAAAGTTAACTTCTCCCGCTATCTCTGATTGGTTGCCCAGTAAGAAACCCTTAAGACCTTCTATATCATTAAGACCTTTTTCTGCCCCTAAACTCTTTGATTTACCTAGTCGTACAGTTTCAGCCCATCGCTCTGCAGCGATACCGTTGTTCTTAAGGTCTAACTCTAAGGCTGCTAATGCCGTATCATCACTTAATAGTTTTTTTATTGTAGCCTTGTTGGTCTTTCCTCCAGCCTCTCTTTGCATCTTCTTGAAAGAAGCTTCCGCCATCTTTATCTTATCAAGGTCTAAAAACGCCATAGACTGAGGTAAGACTTTTCCTTTTATGTGAGGTAGTAAGGCTGTAAGACCATAACCAAAGAAGCCTGCACCTGCTATAAGAGGGGCATTTACATAACTATATTCATCTTGGAAGCCTGTCTGCATTAGGCTCTTCTGTTGAATGTAGTCAATACCTATAACGCCGCCTGTTTCTGCTGCAAAGCCAAACTTAAGACCTCGCTTAGTGTTCTTTGCTAGTTGTTCAGCAGTCTCGCCTGCAATACGGCCTGCGTCACTTACTATTTCACCTGCTTTTTCTATGTCTAATTCTTTACCGCCCATAGCTTTGTCTAAGATGCGAGTACGTGCTTCATTTATTTCATTACGAACTTTGGGAGGTAGTTTAGAGCGAGGTGTGCCGGGCGGTATCTTAGCCTTTGCCATTATTCTTTTTACAGAAAGTTCTAGTGCTTCCCTAGCAATGTGGGAAGTAGCTTTTATAGCACTGCCTGATGCTAGTTTACCTACACCAAAACCTAATAGGTTAATAGGGTCAGCAATAATAGCTACCCCATAGTCATAAACACTGTCTATCTTTTGTGCTACAGAACCGCCATCGTAAGCACCCTTTACATTATCCCACAGTTTGTATGAGTTTAAAGAGTTTACTTGGCGTTGTTCTGCTAGGGTCTTATCTTTTTCTTCATCTCCAGTATTGAAGTTAGAATTAAGATGTGTTGCTTCTGTAAGAACGCTGACAGTATTTGCCACACCAAGCCTACGATTATAATTAATCCACTTATCAATTACTTTCTGTCTACCGTGCGTTTTCTCATTAAGGCCAAACCTATCGTTCATCTGTGTTTCTATGAT